TAAAAACAATATTTCTGCAATGTCCCAATATTTATTGTGGTTTCACCTGCAGCGGAAATATTGAGATAACACATGAAATATCACCAAGTGCCACGCCAAATCCCGAAGTAAAACTCATGACGCTTAAAGAAATAACTGGGCGTAAAGCAGCAAATGACGAAAATATGGAGAACAATTAAAATGGCTGAAGTACTAGTACAATCCATAGCAGCCAGTTCAGTAGGTTTAATTGTTTATCTAAAAGACGAAGATAAATACCAGAATATAAAAGAAAATTTGGCTGATTTTCAGGAAAAAATAGATAAACCGATTCTAATCTGTCTCAATGAAAAAATTGAATTACTCAATATTGAAGATCTTAAACGCTTTGGTTTACAGCGTATAAAAATGTGAGGTCAAGAAACAATGAAAAACCTTCAATACATTTCGCCTTTATTTAAATTACTTCTAAAAAATAGGTTTTTTATTGGTGGGCGAGCAGTAGGAAGAAGTTTCTATTATTTTAATTATTTCAGTCGTGAACTTCCTGAGCTGGAATGGGATATAAATGCAGACTTTCCATTCGATCCTGCATGTATTCCTAAAATAAAAGATCGGAAAATAAGAAAGGCATGCTATCAGTCCTTTGCTCTTTATAAAAAATCATTTAAGCCAAGACCTAAACCAAAATTAAAAATTATTTGGGATGAATGGAAAACAGATGATCTTGCGGATGCAATAGCTTATGCATTTTTTAGCCTGTCTTTGCAAACCAAGAAGGAGTTTGAAAAACAATATCTATGTCATTGGGATTTAGCTGCAGAGGATTCAAGGAATGCATCCTGAACAATTATTTGAGCTTTTCTATAAAAATGTCACTTTTGATATGAATCCACCAGGGTTTCCTAAATATAAAACTCTGATGATGGAAGAATGGTGGCATGAAAGGTTCATGAATGCATTTTATGGAATTCAAGAACCTCGAAATTTAAAAAGCTGGGCAGAGGCACCGCAGATGTGGTTGGCAGGGTACAGAGAAACAGAAAAAGATCACGAAGAGTGATCTCTATCTTTATCAGAATCATTAAATAAAAAATCTAAGGTTGATTTTTTAGGAGCTGTAAAAGCTGACTCTAAATATAATGTTTTCAAACCATCTAATTGCGCTTGAGTTAATAAACTTAAGTTTAAATTCCTTAATAAACCATATCTCTCAATGTAATTCTTGAGTTCCGTATTTCTGAGAGCAGCATAGCAAGCCATACAAATTGTCTCATTAAAAGTTAAATGAGAGATAAAGGTATCCATGACTAGATCAGAATCATGTATGAACTCATTCTGGTTGATGAAATTAAGTAAAAAAATGAAGTATTCAAAATAAAAAGTTTCCTCAAAATTTACATGATTATATGTAGATAATCTTTCATATGTTCCTTCAATTTTGTTTACTAAATATCCCAAGTTTGATGTTAACGAGCCATCTTCTTGGGGATGATGGGGGATGTTTGTGGGCAATAAATCCTTTAAAAATTCACCCGCAAATACTTTAAAAAAATAATCACCGACACGATCAGGAATAGCTGGGTTTCTGGACTTAATGACCAAGTTTTGCATTTTTTTATTTTTTTCATCTAAGAATCTGAAAAAGAGACTATAAAAATTTTGCTTTTGTCCTTCTGAAATTTGGTCTCGAATTAGTTGCTCTTGATTTTCAGCAATCTTTCTTTGACCCTCAGCAATATCATTTCCTCTTTTAATTTCTACTCTTTGGTCAGAAATTTCTAATCGTTGAGCCTGTAATTCTTTACGTTGTAAATACAATGATGCAACTAAAAATGTAAAAGCTAGACCGCTAAATAAAGTATTTAACGAACCATAACTATCTCCAAAAGCACCGAATTGATCACCAATTACTTGAAGCTCTGTTTTTTCTTTATCTTCATTTAGAGGTTCAGGTGTTGCTTGTTTCGTTTTAAGCATCGTATCGAGTTTGTAGGGAATCACAATCTGCGTTTTTTGTTCAGGTTGTACGGAATCTTTCCAAACTAAATAGCTTGGAAAAAATACCCAAATGGAAATAACTAAAAATATTCCAATGCCTATAAAAATTAAATCGATGTGGCCAGATGTTAATTTTGGGGTTTCTTTTTTAGTCTCAGCCATTACTTATCTCACCACCTGATAACGACAAACTGACTGATGCACAATGCGCATTCTTAATTTCGGTACCATCTTTTAAATCCAATAAACTAATCAATTTTACTTTCTATGACTGTGTTATAAGAAAAATACATTTCTTCTTTACTTCTAACTTTTTGTATCTCAGAAAAATCAAGTAACTCACGATTAGTTGGGAAACCAGGTTTAGGAATAGTTGGAAAAGAGAATTCAAGTTTCATACCAGATTCCTTCATGAATTTTAATTTTTCAAAGTTTGAGTCAGTGTGTAGTGGTACCTCAAAAACAATATTCCCAAACCTAATACATGCTAAATATTCAAAGTTTTCGTTTATAGGTAATTTCATTTTAAATTCATCTAAAGTTGACACATTCTTATGTAAAATGACGACTTCTAGAGGTGTAGCAATAAATCCATTCAAGCGAGTTTTTATAACATTTAACGGGGAAAGGATTTTAGAGTTTTTATCTCGATTTATAATCCACTGTCTTAAATGTTCAAACTTTGGCAAGTGTTCACGTGGCAGTAATCCAAAGAGAATTTTCATAAAAGCCTTATAAACTAGCATAGGGCTATATTTTTCTTGCTTCACATTGATAGTTACGGTGTTTGAATTATGATCAAATAAAAATTCATCTTCTAGAAGTTCAAAAATATATTGATTTTGATCTTCATCAAATTTAAATGATCTTTTGGAACTAAAATCAGTTTTAATTAAATTTCCTTTTCTATTTTTTTGTCGATTGAGAGTTCGATGTGGCTTTAAATATTTGTCAAGTTCACATTCTAACGTTTTGCCAAAAAAATCATTACATTCATCACATTCTTCATGATGTAATAAAAAATAATTTCCTAATAGATAAGGAATTACATGTGGTTTTATGTCAAAAGTAATTTCATTCGAGGTTTTATGGCAAAAAATACATGTTTTTATCTGATTGTTTTCTATAGGATATAGGTGAAAATCCTCAGTTAAATTACTATAATCTAGGTAGTTAAATAAAGGACTATATTGACTTATATTTTCTATGATTTGACGTATGCTAATTATCTTTTTTTTGTTAAAAATTTCAAGTTCAATAGATAAATTTAGTCTTCTATAAGTTGATTTATAGGCATAGGTGTATTTAATCATTTCACGACCTTATGAAATTTACTTTCATATTCTTTTGCTTGTGTAGGTGTAAATTCCTTATCTAAACGCATCAAAAACAAGCCTTTCTTATACATATATTGGTTAAGAGTCGGCACATTAAGCGTTATATTTTTAATGTAGTTATAGCGTCTATTTAAATCGGCCTGATTTCTAAACTTTTCAACTGTACCACCTATATATTCTGTAGGGTTTATATCACTGTCATAATACCCATCGCTTTCAAATTTGGGATCTACCAGTGGATCAGGCCAAGAAACTTTATCAATATATTGATTTGGTCTACCTAATTGCTTGTTAGGATCTGTCTTTTCATCAAAGGGATGAACAAATTCAATCCGTTCAATGCCCATGCTAAAAACGACTCCCACGGCATCAAGGGCGAAGCTATAAGAGCTTGTTAAAAGACAAATTAATCCTACCCCAAATATTTTATTCAAAATATTATTCCCAAAACAAAACAAAAACTTATAAAAATTAGTGAATCACCATATTGACATAACAGCCCACTATCGGCAATATGAAAAAACGTAGCAAAATCTGCGTGCAGGCGTGACAACCTGTTAAACATACTCAAAGGGCAAATAAATACCGCTCTAAGCGGCTTTTTTTTGCTTAAAAAAATGTCTGATCTGATATAGACTCTCTATGGTAGATCGGCAGGGCAGCTTCGCGCTGGCCGTTTCTTTGAGTACGGTATTGTCACCCCTGTCGGTCTGCCACCATTTTGTGACAAGAATGGCGGTAGGTTTCAAACTTACTCAAAGGAATTCTCGTCATGAAAAGACAGATTCAAGCCCGCGCACACGCACATTCAAATTCTGCTCAAGTCCTTGAGCACACCCCAATCTACGACTTAGACGCATATCTCCAGCGTCAAAAAAAGCAAAAATCCGCCAAGCTTCTCGCAAATATTTTTCAGTCATTCACCTTTTTATTCGGTGTGGTGCTTACTTTTTCTATTTTCTTAGGGAAGTAGGATTATGAACGACAATATTATTCCCTATGTACCTATTGCAGAACGCGTACAAGCCAAAACTGAAAAGAGCCAATTGTTGTGTAAACAGTTATTTGAAATTGTCGATCGCTGTGTTCAAGCGCAATTTTCATTTAACCATGACACAGCAAAAGGGCATTTATCTATTAGTCCAGACCAAATTAATGACTTACTCAATGAGTTCGCAAAAAGTGAGCAATCGAACAAAAAATTGGATATAGAGATACTAAAAGAGTCGCTTTCAGACCTGATATATCCTAAGTTCAATGGAGAACATACCATTTCCAGCCCTATCTGGAACAATGCGGAAATCCGTGTTTGGCAATTTCAATTAAATCAAATTGCCCAGGGGGAAATAATGGAAATTTCACAAGATCAAGCAGAACTATTACTCGACTGTTCACTAAGTACACTGCGTATTTGGCGACAGTCGCTAGAAGTAGCACCGCAAAGAGATGTGACCTATCAAACCTCAGACATTATCTATCAGCTGATGGATCTAGAACACAAGCTGACCCAAGTTCAGACTAAACTAGAGGAATAATCAAAAAGCCCGTTGCAAAGCGGGCTTTTTTGCACTTTTGCATTACTTATTTTCCATGTCTTTCGCATATACCGTGCTTAAACCCAATAACGCACTTTGCGCTTCAGAACCAAGCTGTCTATAGGCTTTCAACAACAAACTTTCTTCACTGGTTAAACCACTAAAATCGGGGTCTATACCAAGCAATACATAACGAATATCGATACCTTGTTCATGCAATTTGGCTAAATAAACCCATTGGTCTGGCACTTTATTACGCACGTAATTTCCCAGCGTATTTTCATGTGCACCAATCTCACGACTTAACGATTTTGCACGAAGATTTTTCTTATCAAGTTCTGACTTAAAACGATCAGAGATGACGGCAGACAGCTCATCATAGTTCTCGGACATATATTTCACCAATAATGATTGAAAGACTAAATATATGTGCTATAGTGGGTCTTAGCACATCACTATAACCGTAGAATACTGTATGAAAACATTAAATTCACCCCCCAATAAATCGCGTTCAAGAAAGATGCCTGGTGGCCGTATTCGCTGCACTGTTTATCTGCCGAAAGCTGAGGTCGATTCACTTGACCAACAGGCAGAAAAAACTGATATGAGCCGTTCAAGCCTGATCGCGCAAACATATTTCCAAGGAAAAACAAGTAACAGCAAATAAACAGGAGCTGACAATGTCTTTGATCAATCCGAAACGTACCAATAGAAAAAACGTCAATCTTACAAACGATGAATTAGATCTGTTCACGGTACTGTCAAAAATGACAGGTATTCCAGTCGGCATACTTCTTCGTCAAATGGCAATGAAGCAAGCTTTTGAACTGGTCAATGAAGAACCTGTTGAACAATATCAAAATGAAGGCTTTCAGAAAGGCGTTTTAGATCACCTTTGAAGGAGCTGAACATGCCAACTCAACCCGTGCTTTTCAGTGACCAAGAACTCAAGGTCATCCAAGAAGTAAAACATTTAATAGGTTTCGAAACAGACGAAGAAACTATTGAGTATCTACTTAGTGCACGTTTGAAAGAGCGACTTCTAAAACTCGTCGGCCAAGAACTTAAATCGAAGTCAAAACGACACTATTTCTAAGGCAGTTTAATTAAATGATGTTTCCCGAAACTCAAGCTTTGGTTGTCGAACGCTTAATACAAGAGTTTGAATTTAAAGAACGTGGCGATAAATTACGCTTGGGTAAATGCCCAAGCTGTTCAAAAAAAGAAGCTTGGGCCAGTCTTGAATCACCGTGGGTGATTCACTGTCCACGGAATAATAAATGTGGCGAAACAACTTATATCCGTGACATTTACCCAGACTTATTCGAAAAATGGGAAAAGCGTTTCACCCCGACAGCAGAAAACCCAACAAAAACCGTAGATGCTTATCTTGTCGAAGGCCGTGGCTTACCAGTCGATCGGCTGAAAGGCCTATATTCGCAAGAATATTATAAAGATTTTGAACTAAATATAGGTTCAACCACGTTACGTTTTCCGATCACCGATGAAGATGGTAATCATGGTTGGTGGCAACGTATTTTAGATGAGCAGGGCGTATTGCCAAAAAATACCTTTAAAAAAGGTTGGAAGTCACAGGGCCATTCATGGTTAACGCCAAACACAAATTATATCGAATCTAAAGAAATTTGGATTACTGAAGGCATATTTGACACCATTGCATTATGGTTATCGGGCATTACAAGTTTTAGCTGTTTATCTGCAGGTTCTGGTTATTACCCATCTATTTTTTTAAATAGCATTAAAGAAAAATGCATTGCTGCAGGGAATAAGCCATTACCAAAATTGGTTTGGGCATTCGATAACGACAAAGCTGGCCATGACGGAGTTTTTCATAACATTGAAAAAGCGATTGCAGATGGATTCGAATGCGAAGCTGCATTACCGCCAGCTGGACGTAAAAAGAATGACTGGAATGACCTCTATAAACAAGACCGCCTAAAATTTACTGACCTTGAGACCTACAAGTACTACGGAGCTTTACTTATTGCCGGAAAACCTGTGGATAAAGCAATACTTATCTACAAGCGCAATGGTAATAAAACTTTTCCTTTCGATTTTAACAATCAGGTCTATTGGTTCAAATTGGATAACGACAAGTACGATGAGTACATGAAGGACATCAATTTTGAGGACAAAGATAAGGACAATAAAGACTGGTTAGAGGATGAAAAAGAAAAGGCACTGGCAGATCGTCGTGAAGCAGCATTACAAGCTGCAGCAAACGTCACCAAAATTGTGAACTGTAAACCGACAGCTTTGTATTACCAGTACAGCGATGAAACAGATGAAGCTTGGTATTACTTCAATATTGATTTTCCAAGAAATCAGAATTCTGTAAAAAATACATTTACCGGTTCACAACTTGCTGCAGCGTCAGAATTTAAAAAACGTTTACTGGCGGTTGCACCGGGTGTGGTTTACACCGGGAGTGGAACACAGCTCGACCGTTTATTAGAAAGATGGATTGAAGACATTAAACGTGTCCAGCTCATTAATTATGTTGGCTATCACAACGAACTGAAAACCTATGTTTTGGGTGAATTGGCTTACCAAAATGGCAAACAGTTCAAAATGAACAATGAAGACTATTTCGAACTGCCAAAAAATATCAATTTAAAAAGCCGTGCACCATTTACTTTAGACATCAATGCCAATCAAACCGATTACCAAAATGCTTGGATTACAGACCTAATAGGGGCTTATGGTGTAAAAGGCTTATTGGCACTCACGACCTTCTTCGGTAGTTTGTATGCTCAGCAGATCCGTCAAATGCATAAGTCCTTTCCATTTGTAGAATTGGTAGGTGAACCAGGAACAGGTAAAACTACACTTTTACAATTTTTATGGAAACTTTTTGGCCGTATCAATTATGAAGGTGTAGATCCAAATCCAGGTAAAACTTCTAAAGCTGGTTTAACTCGTACTTTTAGACAAGTTTCAAACTTACCAGTCGTTTTGATCGAATCAGATCGTGAAGGGGAATCTGCTGCAAAGCAATTTAACTGGGACACACTAAAAACATTGTATGACGGTGGATCGCTAGGTGCTCAAGGCGTAAAAAATGGGGGGAATGAGACTTATGAACCACCATTTATGGGCACACTCATCATTAGCCAAAATGCTGAAGTTTTAGCATCTGAAGCTGTTATGGGGCGTATCGTTCATGTCAAATTTTATAAAGATCAACTGACTAAAAATAGTCTTTATGCATCACGCAGACTTTCAAAATACGAACCTGAAAATGTTAGCCAATTCATTTTGAAGTGTTTAAACAAAGAAAAAGCAGTACTGGAAGCTTATAGCTTTAACCTTCAAAAGCACGATGTATTTTTACACCAAGAACAGCACAACATTCAAAGTTCACGTGTGGTGCATAACCATGCCCAATTGATGGCGCTATTCGATGCAATGTGCCAACACGTGATTGAAGTACCAGAGCCGATCCAGCAACAAGTTCATGCTGAATTACTAGCAATGGCGCAAAACCGAGACAAGGTTCTTAAATCTGATTCAGTGATTGT